GGAAGAAGGTGCTCATGAGAAATCCCCTAAATGTCTTGGTGGGAATTTAGGGGATTTTGGGGAATTTTGCAAAGGTCTCTTATAGATGTAGTAGGCTATTTTTGCGAGTTTACGCATTATGGCGACTATTACGACCATCTTCGGTTTTTTGGCCGCTTCCAAGTTTTTGACCAATTGCGGAAATGCGTTTATCCGATAGGCAACCAAAGCGGGCATGAACAAGGCGCGTTTTATTTGTCGATGTCCGTATCTGCTCAATCTGCCTTTTTTATTCACGCTGCTGCCAGACTGTTCAATTTTGGGACTTAATCCGGCGAATGATACGAATTGGTTTGCTGTTCTGAAGGTTTTATCCGTCAGGTGTCTAAGTAAGATTGCAGCGGTATCTTTGCCTATGGCGGGTATAGTTTGCAGGTTCTGATACTTGGCATTCAAGTTTTCTTGCTGCTTAATCGTACTGTCTATTCGTTTGTATGTTTCATCTATTTTCTTTGAAAGCAGCAGAATGATTGTTTCGTGGATTGATCGTATAAACAGGTCTTGCGGTATGCAGCCTGTTTTGGCTTTCGTGCTTCTGTTGCTTGAGTTGATGAAGCAGGTTTATCAGTTTATACAACGTTGGATTTTCAGACGGCCTAAACGGTGTCAATTTATCTAAATGCCGTTTTGCATAATCGGCTATCAGCTTTGAATCTGCTTTGTCTGTTTTGGTATGGCTGAACTGGCTTTTTGCGTAATCTTTGATTTTCAGTGGATTGATGACGTAAACGGTATAGACTGCGCTCAAGTATTCCGCCGCCTGTTCGTAATAAACGCCTGTTGCCTCCATGCTTATAGCAATTTTTCTAACTCGCTTAGTTTTTATCCAGTCAATCAGTTTTTCAAAACCTTCATGACTGTTTCCGATTTTTATATAGTCCATTTCGCCTTTGGCCGTAATCAATGTTACGTCTATGGTGTCTTTTGAAATATCCAATCCTATTACATTCATTGCATTTTCCTTATTTATTCAGCCTGCTATGCGGCTATGATGATATTCAATCTTTAGGATGGTCAGACGATTCGGCATTTCTTTTGTCCAGTTTTTGACTTTGGTCGATTTGCTGCCTAAACCGCCCGGGCCTTTGTTTTGCGCATAAACAAAAACCCGCAAACCGTCTTTTTTAAAACGTTTTGCGGGTTTTGGCTTTGGTATTTTATTGCCTCCGGTTGAGCTGATTTTTGCCTATTTTTGAATTTTTAGACGTCGCCGGAAGACATAAAATTGCTGAAATTCAAAGAAGCGGGAGTTCCCACACCCCGTGGATACCTTTTCCCCTATCAATTACGCCTTTTAGCTTCATTGATAGGGGAAAAGGTATCTTAATTATTCACTGATAAGTAATAAATTCCTATTAATGACAATTCAAAAGCTAAAAAACCTATAAATATTTTAAAACCTGTAATAAAGCCAGCCTTTGCCCCTCTATCAGTGTTAGACCTACTAGAATACCAACCAATAATAAACCAAACTAAAGGAGATGTTATAAACCTTATTAAATCTAATGTGCTCATAATCCAATTTTCCCACCCTGATTCGTCAAGGCTTTATCGTTGTATCCGTCATACATCAAATTTTGCGGGCTGGCACCGCCCATTGTCAAGACCTGCGGGGCGTCGGGTGTATAGGCTGTATGCGTCGGTGTGGCGTTTTCGGCGGTTTGAACTTTGTAGGGGTTAAAAGGCAGCCCGTCTTTTACGTAGTTCAGACAGGTTTTTTTGCCTATTTCGGTTATCTTCGTTCCTTGGTCTGTGTAACAGGTGCAGCGGTTCTCTGCTTTAATACAGGCGACAGGCCAAGGCATGACTTTAACTGCTTTATTCATGCCGTCGTATATCGGGGCGGTTTCAGGACGCTCTGCGATACGGGGCTGATAGTCTTCTTCGCTCAAATGTGGTTTCTTTGGTTCTTCGGGTTTTGTTTCGGCTTTCGGATACTGCCCGTTTGATACAGGCTCACTTGCCGATACGGCTGACGGCTGTGTTTGTGCTTGGGCGGTTTGGGTCGTACTTGCCGTCTTCGCCTGTTTTTCTTCGCCCGAGAATTTGCCCCAAAATCCAGTAAAAGACCATATTCCGTAACCTACGAGGCATAGGGCGAGCGGGAACAGTATTAAAAGTTTGCTTTTTTTCGTCCTGATTTTGGTGTGTACTTCGGCGGACTTATACAGACCGTACACGCTTTTATCAAGCCTGTACACGCTTATTAGAGCTTCCCTAATGTTTGCCCTGCTTTCAGGGTCTTTTGCGCCACCTGTCGTCCATTCGAGCTTACGGCGCAGCCCTAGATTGGTCTTACCTAAATGCGTGTGATGTTCTATCAGTCCGCGCAAATGGACGTCTATCAGGCGGGGATGTTGGGTTATCAAGATGAAATCAAGACCACGGTGTCGGTGTGTTTCAAGTTCGGCGACGTAGTCGGGTACTTTCGAACCGCTTGGACGTGGGCGGAATATTCGTTGGCATTCGTCAACTACGATAATCGCACCCGGAGGCGCCCACTTCGGCCATGTCTGAATGCTTTCGCCTTCGGGTATATCAAAGTAGTTTATTTTGTCATGGTCTAGGTCTTTGATTCCGTCCACGAATATGGGACGGTCTTTAAAGTCTTTGCGTTTAACAAGGTTGGAAACCGCATACAATGTTTTTCCCGCACCGGGAACGCCTGTATATAGGTAAAGCATTTTTTATCCCTCACTTTTGACGATAGTGGACAGTTTCTTAAAGCCCTTTATCGTTGCTATAAATGTGAATGCGCCAAATATCCAATTCAGCATGACGCCGAAACCCATGATGTAGACGATTTGCAATGCGTCTTCAGGGAAACCGCCAATATGGTTTTGAACCTGTTGAATGAAATAGGATTGCAACTGACGAAATCCCGCCACTGTCACGAAAGAAAGCCCTATGGCGGTCAATATTCTGCCCGCCACAGACATTAAAACTGCTGTTATCAAACTGCCCCAGTTCATAGCTCCTCCAATGCGCCATAGACGAACCATGCACATGTCAGTATCGTCATCATGATTAGGACTGGTCTCAATTTAGCGGCAAAGTCGCAAAGCGGCTGATAGCTGAATTCGACTTGCCCAAATGCGCCCAAATCCACGCTTTTCGGTTGCGGGCAAACGCCTTCTGTTTGGAAGACGTTTTCAGGGCTGAAACTCAAATCTATTGTGTTTTCAGGCAAGACGATGTCTTCATAGGTCGTATCGCCACCCGGCATACATTGAGCAGCATTCGGATTTTTTTGACAAAAATCCTGCTTCTGATTCTCTTGGTTTTGATTCTGATTTTGTTGCCCTGTCGGAGTATCAGGCGTTGTAGGTGTATTCGGCTGATTCTGTGTCGTCGGTGCATTCGGACTATCGGGTGTTGTAGGTGTATTCGGACTGTTGGGTGTTGTTGGCGTGTTCTGTCCTTTATTCGGTGTCGGTATGATTTCGCTGCGTGTCGGCGCGAGCGTGGAATTTGGTTTCAGATCAGGACGCGGAATAATAGACGTTGAAACCGAGCCGTCTGCGTTAAGTGTAAACCGTGTCTGTTGCGGTGTATTGCTGCCTTGCGGTGTGTAGGGTGCTGAATCGGCAGTCATGGGCGTGAATTGGTTTGATTCGGTAGACTTCTCAACTGCGTCGCCAATTTTTGCCAACTGATTCATCAATTCGGCATGATTGGTCTGTTGATTGTTCAGCATACGGGACAGGATGTCTTTGATGTCTTGCTGATTCAACATCATGTCTTGAGGTGTAACGGTTTCAGGAGGCGGGGTTCTTTCAGATACAACTTGCAAATTTGCATAAATAATCGAATTAGGCGACCACGACCCGGGAAGATATGACTCTAAAGGGGAACTTTTAATAATCCTCTGCTTACCATCTTTATCATATGAAGCACCCGCATTGTCAGCAAACTTATTTGTATAAGCACCTATGTATTTATTCTCCGATTTTTGTCTGCCATTGACCATATGTGTTATGCCCAAAACAACCTGATAAACAGTCTCTTTTTTAGAACGTTCCTTTGCCTCTTTGTATTCTTTGTTGCCTTGGGCCGCTTTTGCGGCTTGTTCCGCTGCTTTTTTAGCGGCGGCAGCTTCGACGGCTTTGGAAAAGTCGCCGTTTTTTTCTTGCTGCATTTGCCATTGATAAAAACGGTCTCCAGCTTGTCTGAAATCTTGAGGAGACGGGCTATCAATCAAACCTAATCCACGTCCTATATTCCCCAAGGACTCTGCAAATCCTCCAAACAAATTATTTCCAAAGGTACCAGCCATTAAAACACCACTTTCGACAGCACCTTTATAATCTCCTGACCTAATTCTTGCTCCCATCAAACCACTATGTTTATCAACTGCAGCTGCCAATGCACCACCTGCCCAAACTCCATTTATAGTATTCTGCAATTTTGAAGAGCTTACAGTCTGCGTCTGCGTCGTCCTAAACGTTCCCTTCTCGCCATAATTGCCCGTTGCGGTTACGGTCTTAGACTGCGTACCTTTGATGTTATCGCCCGACTTGGTTACGGTCGGTCTGCCGTTGTTTTGGCTTTGCACGCGCCATACGCCTGTTTTCGGATCGTATCCTTTTTGTCTCAAGGCCTGCTCAGACGGAAAACCCGCCCCCTGATGTTGTGCCGGCGGGGTAAGTCCTACTTCTGCACTTACAGGAGCAGAGAATAAAGCAGCAGACAGAGCAAGACATAAGGCAGTATGCCGATGATGAACATTGCTTCGGGTATCATTCTTCATTACTCTTTTCTCTCGTGGATAATATGAATTTGTAGATTAGGTTGACGACAAATACCGTGGCGACGATTGAAACACACATCAAACCTATCTCTTTACCCAGCTTCTGATATTCCATCGGGTCGCAATCGGGAAAGGTCAGTTTGACTTGCTGTTCGTTATACTGCCATGTAGAGCCGTTAAAAACGGGGTGATGCAGCACCCCGTCTTTGTCTATTGTCGGCACTACACGGGTCATCACGTCGTTTGTCGCCGCTTCGTGTGTGAAATGGCAAACACGACCGACTTGATAACCCATTTGCATTAACCGCCTTTGCGTACTGCTTTAATAATCAGACCAACAACGACCATTGCAGCAGCGACACCGATTACAACCGCGCCAATAGACGAAACACCCTCTTTCGCGCCTGACAATTCAGCTTTGGCGGCTGTAATCAACGCGCTGTCTTCTGCCATTGCAGGCAAAGACATGATGGCAACGGTTTCAACACACAGCCCCCCGCAGCCGGCTGG